ATCATATGATTCTAAAACTAAAATTTGGTGGCCCCTGCTGGACTTGAACCAGCGATCAAGCGATTATGAGTTCCTACCAGAACAATAGTTTGCTTTATTTATCATTGACATAATTTGCCGTTGTTTGCCAATGATTACACATTATTCGCCATTTCCACCGCCACTTTATCGCCACTCAGACTCGAGCATTGAATGTTTTTTGCGGTTTCAGATGATTGGGTTCGAATGTTGTTTTCAAATCATGGGGGTTGGGGCAAAGTAGTATAACTTGAATTATCAATTTTAGTACAACCAGCAGGTGAGAACGCTGGCCTCACAGGAGAGAAAATGGATAGCAATGGTTCAAATGGGTTTAACAATGATAATCTTTTAGGAGGGTTGGGCGGCTTAGGCGGGTTAGGTCTGTCAGCGTATGGAACATCGCCTTCTTCGGCTCAACCATTACTCCTCCAGTCAGCAAACCAATTATGGTTTAACCAGAAAGATGTTTTCCTTGACGGGTGGCAATTTTCTCATTGTCGTTTTGATCGTTGCCGAATTTTTGTCAATTCTCAACATTTTGAATTAATTAATTGTTTAATTGATGAATACTCAACTATTTACTATCAAGGAAATACTGAAAATATAATTAAGTTGTTTAACAGTAGATATTCACTGCCATTTTTGCCCCCTCAATTTCAAGCCATAAGAAATGTTGATGGCACCATCAGCATAGTGAGATCATCATGACGCAGAAAAATGATGGAGTTATCTCAATGAGTGCTAGCGCTGCTGTTACCGTAACGGCCAAAAAAAGTCAGTCCTTGATCATGATATTGGCGATTACAATGATGCTGCTTAGCTTTATAGCGTGTTTTCTGCTGTATGATCATAACCCTTTATACTGGGTACCATTCGTTCCTGCAGGTATTCTGTTAATTACTTGTGTTTCATTAGCTCTTGTAACACATAAAAATACAGATCTTGCAGGCGCGCATGCTACAGTGATTGAGTCCGGTGGACCAAGCGGCTTCAAGATAGTCACTGACCCAAGAGTTGATATTGCTTCGAAAAGTATTGTTCCGCTTATTTCTGTTCTAGCGAACATGCATACTTTACCTAATGCGAGTGGGTTAGTAGATGAAAATCTCAACCCTATCCCTAATACCGAGCTCCAAGCGATGCAAAAAGTAGCAAGCATCAATTTAGATGCTCAACAAGCATGCGCAGAGGCAGTTACAAAATTTACACCATTACCGGCTTCTGAACCACTCGTAAGCCCGGTTATTTCAGTAACAGAAACAGAATTAGAAAACCTCACTCCACAAAAATTTATTTATATAGATAAAAATGACGATGCCGTTTCATAAAAATTAAAAATCAAGAAGGGTAATAAGATGCACGATCCTGTTTCTAAATTAATGATTGGTTATACAGGGAATATGATGATTATTTCGTTAGAGTGTAATCCAAGGGATTTAATTTTACAGCATCTTCTAGGTGATCAGGGGAAAAATGCGCATAACGCATCGTCATTTTGATGTCGGTATGGCCGAGCACGCGCTGTAGGACCAGAATATTACCACAATTCATCATAAAGTGGCTGGCGAAGGTGTGGCGCAAAACGTGGGTAAGTTGCCCTGCGGGAAGTTCGATGCCTGTTCTTTCCAGAGCAGACCGAAATGCGCCATAACAATCACTTAACAATCGACCTTTATTATCATTAGGCAGAGACTCGTAGAGCTCTTTGCTGATTGGAACGGTGCGGTTTTTTCTGCCTTTCGTGTTGGTATATGTGATTTTGAATTTAACGAGCTGGCTTTTTTTCAGACTCTCGGCCTCAGACCACCGGGCGCCAGTGGCGAGACAGATTCTTACCACGGTTTCTAAATTAGGATGGTCATGCCGTTTACACTCTCCGAGCAGTTGCGATATTTGGTCGTGAGTTAGCCAGGCCATTTCCATTTCTTCTGTGCGGAATGGGCGCATATTTTTCAGTGGATTTTCACCCTTCCATTCTCCGAGGCGGTTTAGCTCATTGAATACTGCCCGGAAGTAGGCCAGCTCAAGATTAAGAGTACGAGGCGATACCTCTTTCACTCTGTTTGAACGGGCATACTCACCTTTTAACCGTTTTTCCCGGTAGCGGGATAACATCTGCGCATCGAAATCGCGTGCAAGTGGTTCGCCCATACACTCAAAAGCATGGTGCATGGCTAGCTGGCGCTTCAAGCCGTCTTTCAACTTAATACCATGAGCGCTATACCATGAATCAACGAGTTCTTTTAACGTGCGCCTGTCTTCCTTTTCTTCCTGCCACGGGTTTTGAACGGTGTACTGTTCAAACGCCAGAGCCTCGCCCTTTGTAGCGAATTTCTTTCTGATACGTTTGCCTTTTGCACCGTTTGGGTATGCGCGCCGCTGAAAATGCCGCAGTACGTTTACGACGCGCTGGTCTGCTTCTCATTCAACATGGGAACCTGACGCGTTTTTTTGAACGGGCAAACAAGGTCGCAGGTGTACAGGAAAACGTGATCGGGATGCTGAAAAATCAGCTTTCCGTTTCGCAGGGAATTGCCAGGCGAAATGAAACCGCGCAGGTCAGTTTACGCGGCGAACTGCTGGCCGCTGGTGCGATGGTCGTGCGGAGTGAAGAAACCATTACGAGGCTGATAAATGGGAATGAAACGTTACGCCGCTGGTATAGCGCTGAGCTGCCTGATGTTGTGCGCAGGCTGCACACCCGCGCCGGTCATTGTTTACAGCGCCTTGAGCTATTGCCCGATGCCGACAAGCGACCCAGCCACTAATGACGACCTCAGCGCCGATATTCGCAGGCTTGAGCACGCGCTCGCCGCCTGCGCGCTGCAGGTTGAAACCGTCAAAGACTGTCAGGATATACTCGATGAAGAAAGCACGCAGCCTGCGCGAAGCGCTGATTAAAGCCGTCCCGCAGCTTGAAACAAACCCCGAAATGATGCGCATCTTTGCTGATGAGGGGAATATCGATGCGCGGCTCGCGGCCTCGCTGTCGCACGAGAAAATTTACACCCTGAAAGTGATCGTGTGTGACTGCGTGGGCGACCCTGACTTGATTTTAATGCCGGTGGCCGCATGGCTCAGGGAAAATCAGCTGGATATCTGCACTTTCGATGACGGCCGCAGCTTATTGAGGAGGTAATTATGAAATATTCAAATTGAGATGTTAAAAATACTAAATTGCACGTTAGATATAATAGAATGGCCTTGAAAAGGTGCTGGGTTAATTTAAAAAGGTGTTGGTTTTTTTTGATTGTTTGTGTGGTGGAGATGCTTTCAGCAATAGAAGCCTTAATCATTTGCTGTGATAAAGGCTCGTAGGTCTATGAGATGGGTTTAATTGTTTTCTTTTGATTTGGTCATTCTATCTTGAAAATCTTTTTCCGCTGCATTTAAAATCCTCTCAATAACAGATGCATGCCATACCCTCCCTAAATCTGATTCGTTATTAATTCGCCCGCTGTAAATCCCTAAAAACTCCCATTTCGATGCGGCGGATAGAACCGAGGTTATTTTATCCCCATCGATTTTTCTAAATCCGCCTGAGCGATATGCAACTACAGGTGAACCTGATTGACCTTGCCTTGCTCTGCAATCAATTAAAAAAACTGGATTTTCCTTTGTTATCAGAAGTAATTCTTGAGCCATAAAACCCGTAGCCCATACAGGGAATTTCCCAGAACTACTTATCCCAAAAGGAAACCCTATCACACTTACAGTGTCAGACGGGCCAACATATAAGTTGTCTCGGTCTAAGGTGGTTTTCATGTAGTAAGGTAATTTGTTTACATCACTTCCCCAATTTAGATTTAAAGCTATTACATCTGCCTTTTTTCCAAGAAGTGGATCTTCTATCCAATATGGTTCGCCATTCTCTCTATATAATGGCAAGTTAACTTTATGCCATTCTCCAATTGAACCTTCTTTATGAAAATGGATAACAATGTTATTAGGAATGGCGCCTAGCCTGCTAAGGCATTCATCTGTTTCTTGATTTCTGCCTGTAACGTTATGCCTGTTAGTTATCAAGGCACAATGGGAAGTCGTATCATTTGCTGCTAAAAAAGCGGTTCCCGAGCTAAGTTTTTGTTCATCGAAGAACATTTCGATAAACAGAGATTTCATCGTCAATATTTCCAATGTGCTTTTGACCCCAGATTCGGCCATTAATTTTTTCATGTAGGAATCATAATCCATTGAACTCATATTTAATCCTCGTTGGAAATTTTTTATTTGCTATATAATATAAAAAATGTGATTCGATAAGGCTTTGTTAAAATGGAATGTCGTCCCATTGAGTTTCTTTTTCGATATTTCCTGCTTTAAGTTTTTCAACATTGAATTTTTCTAACATTGAATTTAATTTATTTAGGAATTCTTTTGAATCGACTAGTCTTTTATTCTTTATGATTTGTTGTTTAAGGCTTTCCAAAATGTCAGGAGGTACTAATGTAAGAGAATTGAAAATTTCTATTTTCTCGATTGCATCCTTTACTGTAATTGCATTTGAGAGTGAACCAGAGAGGGCGAGAAAGATTTTATTCCTCGTCTTAGGTGATTTCACAAGGGTGTTGAAGATGGCTTCTGCAACTTCTCCCGTTTTCTTTCCCTGAGCCTGAATGCCTTGATATTTTCCAATGAAACCGTATGGGTCAAGTCCTCTGCGAACAGGTATTATTAAAATATCACGCCCCACTGCAACTCCAACCTCTTGATCACACCACTTGCTCTCAGGGAATCCAGGCATTAAAATTGCCACTAAAGCATCCATGGTCTTAAGGCTAGCTTCAATTTCACTTTGCCATTCTTTAGTTGGCTCAATATCTTCATGTGCCACAAAACTTGATATTGCAAACTTTCGTAATGCGGACTGGAGGTGTGAGGTTTGAACTTTGAATGAAGCTAAATGACTTAAAAACAACCTGAAATAGCCTGGCTGCCAAAAACTAACTTCGACATCCTTTGTTTCATGATCATTTACTTGCTCCAGAAGCCCTAATTCGCTCGCAATGACCAATAATAGATTTTCATTTGCATTAGCCAGCATATCTTTTGCATAGGATCTTTTGCTATTATTTGGGTAATTATCCTGAGTTGGTACTCCATGTCCGCGGAAATAAATATCAATATCCGAAAATGTCATCCGTGATTGTAATTCTGTGCCGATTTTTTCTAATAATTCTATTTTTTGCAGACCATTCATTTTACGTCCCTTGTTTCTACTCAGATAACTTTAATGTAAGTCTAATTGAATTTAGAATCAATAGCGTAGGTCATGCTAGTAACCTCATCACAACTTACCATTCTAGTCACCACTTTTGTCAAACTGAGTTCGCCAAATTCGTTGATTAAAACTTAGGATATGATTGTTGTTTCATCCTTCATAAAACCCCGCTTTATTGCCCTATCTCTTCCCCGACGGCATCCTCCCCTCCATGAACAATCTAACTTCTCTGAAGGATATCGCTTGCGCGATCCGCAACCTTAACTGGCTGAATGGGCAGATAAACATGCAGTAAAATTGGAGTTTATCCAGCCGGGTAAGCCAACGCAGAACGCTTTCATTGAGCGTTCAACCGGACATACCTTACAGAAGTACTCGATTTTTATCTGTTCAGAACACTGAATGGGGTGCGGGAAATCACGGATAAATGGTTATCAGAATACAACTGTGAACGCCCGCATGAATCGCTGAACAATATGACACCGGAGGAATACCGACAGCACCATTATCTGGCCGGTATCACAAAAAATTCATGGAACTAGAACGGGTCTATTTACACTTTGAGCGAGTTATAGACGAACAGGCTTGGATAATCAGCCGGGTGGTGCATAACGTTAACGGAAACAGCTACACGACGGGCTTAAAGCTTAAGGTTAATGTTTCGGATGTGGGGTATTTTACCGAAGAGGTGAATAAATAAAACCATTCTCAGTTTGTGAAAAGTGGCGTATCATTTATTCACAAATTGTGAATTGAGGGCGTAATAATGTTCCTATATCCGAAATGCCAGCACGGGGCGCATGCTCGAACCAGTAGATATCTAAGTGAGAATACCAAAGAGCGCTACCATCAATGCACAAATATAAATTGCAGTTGTACGTTTGTGTCGATGGAGTCGGTAGAGCGTTTTATTGTTACACCCGGAAATATAACTCCAGCCCCACCTCACCCGACTATTGGTGGTCAGCGGTCATTGTGGCTCTGATAAAACCCGCTTCGGCGAGTTTTAACGTAAAAGGCCTTCAGTCAGTTCTTCATCAGTACAGTATTGATAGAGTCCCTTAATATCTCTTTCAATCCACACGATTTCTTCAATGGCATACCCTGAAAAGCCATACATTACGCTATTAAGTCCCAATAGCTGAGCAGTGTCATCATTATCGACTAAAGATTCGTAAAAATGTTGCAGCTCTATCACTGCTGAAAAGGCTGAGTTTGCCTCTTTATAGAAGGAAGAATCAAGTTTCAGGATATCGTAGAGGTGTTTTTTGAAAGTTTCTACAGATGGCTTGTTAAGAACTCCTCCTGAACTCAAATTATCATTTTCTTTGACGGCATAACGCGTTTTACCAGCTGTCGTTCTCGTGATGCTGAAGTTGAGCGGACACTCGTTCATAGGACGTGCTTCATAGGGCGCAAATTGCTCACATAGTTCTTTAATTGTTACACATACACTCCAGGCGAGTTGACACTCTCTTGCAAAAATCTTTTTTAGAGCCCTGATCTCATTTTTCTTGGATTGTGACTTACGATAACAATCCAACAATTCTCTTATAATGAAAAGACAAATCGCAACTAATGCGGACAAAGGAATGAGTGAACCGTTAGTCAAAAGGTTGAACCAATCACACTGCGCTGCAATACCTACCGCCATTTTATTGCTACTCCAGAATTAGAAAACAAAAAAGCCACTCTTGCGAGTGACTTAATTATATGATTCTAAACTATAATTTGGTGGCCCCTGCTGGACTTGAACCAGCGACCAAGCGATTATGAGTCGCCTGCTCTAACCACTGAGCTAAGGGGCCGTGGCGGTGAATTATAAAGTAACTCCCCGCAG